CCAGAGTATAAGGAACTAAAGCATAGGCTACACACACTATCAGTATCTGATTTAAAGAGATTGGGTTATCATATTCCTAACTGGAAGAGGGCATAACAGCCATTCTAAGCTATGTAGTGTTATATATGAGGTATTTATCATAAACAATGGTAAAACAGAATAGAGGAACAGATAGGGTGATAAGAATGAATAAGAATGAAAAGGGTTGAGGGTATGATGACCCCCCCAGTACCCCCTTAATATATGTATATAACCCCTCCCCAAATTTCCCCAATTTTTTACAAATCCAATCTAAAAAATCAATTTCAATAAATCCAATAAATCCGACAATTCTAATGATTTCAATAGATAATTCCAATAATCAATTTCTAAATAATTTTTTTTTAATTTTTTTATAATTTCTAATTTTTTTTCTAAATGGACACTGAAACAAGAAAACGTGAAATACTGAAAGAGTTAGCCCAATTAACCTCTCTTAAACGAAAAGAAGTCTGTGAAGATAATCTAGAGAAGTTTGTTGACACTTATTTAGGACATTTGTCCTATAAAAAGAGACCCCAATTTCATCGAGACATAATAGGGACTATTTCAAATCTTAAAGTTACTAGAAGTCTATTTATAGCTCCCCGCGGTTTCGCTAAATCGACCCTATGTTCAAGATTTTTTCCTCTTTGGTTAGCTGTGTATGGTAAGAAAAAGGATATATTTTTAATTTCTGCTACAATCCCCTTAGCAAAAGAGAACTTGCGTATCATAAGAAACGAACTAGAAGGCAATGAGAAACTCGTAGAGGATTTTGGGGAACTTCAAAGTGCCAAATGGACAGAAGAACACCTTGCTTTGTCTAATGGAACTGTGATAAGAGCTAAGGGACAAGGATTTCAGATTCGTGGATTCAGACCTGATATGATTATCTGTGATGATTTGGAAGATGATAGTGTTATTTATTCAAAGGAACAGCGTGATAAATTAGAGAATTGGTTTTTTAGAACCTTATTACCTACTTTAAAGCCAGACCAGAACTTAGTCTATATAGGAACTAAATTACATCAGTTTGCTCTTATCTCAAAACTACAAAAGAAACCTGAATTTGAATCTAATCTTTACAGGGCTTTAGTTAATGGAAAGTCTATCTGGGAAGATATGTGGCCTACTGAAGAATTAATAAAAAGAAGAAAGGATTTTGGAGAATATGCCTTTCAAGCCGAGTATCAGAACAACCCACTCTCATTAACCGAGCAACCAATTAAGCCACACTTCTTAGAAGGTGTCAAAGCAGAAGGAAAGAAAGTTTTAAGATGTATGTCTATTGACCCTGCTATCTCAGAAAAAGAATCAGCCGACTTTAGGGCGATTCAGGTAATAGATAAGATGGAAGACGGCAAATTCAAGGAGGTAGTGGCGATTAAAGGAAGATGGGGAATAGATGAACAAGTTGAAAAGGTAGTTGATATGTATATCAGATACAGACCTGATAGAGTTCTGTTAGAAGAAGTTGCTTTTCAGAAGATATTACGCAATTTAATTCTTAAAAAGTCAAGAGAGAAAAAGGTTTATATTCCTATTACCACAGCAGAGTTAGGTGTCGGGGACAATAAAAGACCTAAAGATAAAATGACCCGTCTTTTACAAGTGATACATTTGTTTGAACAAAAGCTAGTAGAAATCGTTAACGAAGACACGCAACAAGAATTGTTATCTTTTCCTTTTGGAGATTATGATGATATGGTTGATGTAACAGTTTACAATCTTTACTGGCTTGCTAATTGGCAATCTGGAAAATCTATGGTAAAAAGAGAAGAAGAAAAGATTATTCACGGAAAAGACTCTTTCTATATTCACGAAGTAAGACCAGGTGTATTTATGGCAAAGATAGGGGAACCACCTTTTCCAAAAGTAAAATCTAATGTTATAAATTACGACAAATGAAAATAGAAATAAAATACAATCCATACGACCCAGTACAAAGAGTCGCTAAGGAAAGACACGATAGGCAGAAATATGCCAAAGACTTGATTCAGCCTTCAGAGAATCAGTTCAAGAAATACTATCCCAAACAATACTCTGAAATGGAAAAAACAGTAGAGAAACAAGAGATAAAAGCAAAGCAAGAAAAAGAATCAAGAGATAAATTCTTTGACAAATATAAAAATACTCTTCATAATAAGGAAATGAGGAACATATTAAGATTAGAAGAACAATTAGATGAAAAATAAAGAACAAGACTTAGAGGACAAAGAACAATTTACTGTTTCAATGTCTGATGAGGATTTAAAAACTCAAATAGATAATTGGAACAAAGAATCGCAGAGCGTATATGATACTTTAATTCCCGTATGGGAACAGAACTTACAATACTATCACGGTATTCAGACAGGCATTGAACTAATAACGGGAAAGCAATCAAAAGCTGTGGAGAATAGACTCTTTATGGCAACAGAGACAATGATTCCTATTGCTACAAGCAGACTTCCAGATATTGAAGTGAGGTCAGGTGCAGAAGATGAGCAATCGCAAATAGATGCAGGGGAACTACAAGATATTTTAGGATTCCATATGGAGAGGTTGAGGATTCAGGCTCTGTCAGAAAGATTTTTGAGATATATGATAATTCTAAGATATGGGGTATTTAAGATAGATTGGGATAATGACGAAGACGATGTTGGTTTAAGTGTTATTGACCCTAGAAGAATAAGGATTCCAAAGTTTGGCAGAACAGTTAATGAATTAAAGTTTGTGTTAGAAGATTTGGAATTGACTTATGACCAACTAGTTGATTTCTTTGGAGAAAAGAAAGCTGAAAAAGTAAGAGAAGAGGGAGTGAAAAAAGGAGATTACACAGAACAAGAAAAAAGACAAATTAGAGAAGCTACATTTGCAGTCAGGGAAGTATGGACAAACGAACTTGTTGTTTGGAGAGCAGGAGATATCATTCTTGATAAAAAAGAAAATCCTTATTATAATTTTAAAAATAAAAAGAAGAACTTTTTCAATCAACCCAGAAAGCCATATATTATAAAATCATTATTTGAAACATCAGAAAGCATAATAGGAGATACTGATTATTTCCAGCAAATGATTTCTATACAGGACAATATAAATATTAGAAAACGCCAAATAGAAAACATTATAGCTAAAGTTGCCAATCCTCCACTTTTAGTAGATTCAGATGTAATGTCAGAGGAACAAGTATCCTCTATTACTAACGAAGAAGGATTGATAATCTACGGAAAAGACGCAGCTGCTGGAACAAAGATAAGATTTGAATCACCAGGACAACTTCCAAATTATGTATTCTTAGATTTAGAAGGTTCAAGAACAACATTTGACAATATCTGGGGGATTCATTCTACTACTAGGGGGGAAAGAGAAGGAAAGGAAACATTAGGTGGAAGACAATTATTAAGAGCAGCTGATTTAGGAAGAATAGATTTAATAGCTAGACAATTAGAAAGAGCACTTGACGAAGTAGGCGAATGGTTTACACAATTAATAAAATTGTTCTATACTGAAAAAAAGAGTTTCTCCATATCTGGGGAAGATGGAACGATATTCATTAACAACTTTACAAACAAGAAAGTAGGAGAGGGAGTTAAGCCAAGGTTAGTAGCTGGTTCAACCTTACCAAAAGATGAAATAACCCAAAGGCAGGAAGCTATACAGCTATGGCAATTAGGAGCAATAGGAATAAAAACACTTTATAAAAGATTGAAGATGTCCAACATACCAGACGCCTTAGATGACTTTATAAATACAAAATCAGGAGCTATATTTCAGCAAGGAGGAGGTGGAGCACCACAAATACCACCAACATTACCACAAGGAATAACACCACAAGTATAATGCCATTCTCTAGTTACAAGCAACAAAAATATATGTTTATGAAACACCCTGAAATAGCAAAGAGATGGGTTAAGAAATATGGAACAAAAAAGAAACCAAAGGGAAATAAATTAACAATGATGGCAAAGAAAGCCAATAAAGGTCGGTAAAAAAAGTAATCCGAGCACATAAGCTCGTAAAAAAATGTGTTACTTATGGACGAAGATGTAAAAGACACAATAGAGGAAACATCTGCCTCAGAAAAAACTGTTCCTTATTCTCGTTTCAAAGAAGTAAATGAAGAAAAGAATAAGACAGAACAGGAACTTCAGGCTCTTAAAGCTGGAAAGGAAGTATTAACTCCTGAACAGCAAAAAGAGAATCAAGCTAAAACTTTTCTTAAAAAATTAGTTAAAGAACAGCTCGAAGAGGAAAAGGCAGAAAGGAAAGCTACAAAAGTTCGGGAACAGAAAGAATTTGAGGGTAATGTTGATGACGTTCTTGCTATCAATACAACTATTGATAGGAATGAATTTCTCAAGTTTATCGAGGATAACTCTGATAAATACAGCATAACCACTGTTAAGGGAGCAATGAAGCTTTACAAGGATATTAATCAGATTAAAGATGACACGGTTGAAAAAACCAAAGAAAATCTGACTAAGAAACCTAAGTTTCCTAAATCCAAAGGAGCTGGTGATATAACACCTGATTATTCAGGAGACAAGGAGAAAAGTTATGAGCAAATTACCTCTGAATTAGTAGAAGAGGCTGAAGAGAAAGGTCGCTAATAACTTTAAACACAATTAAATATTATGCCAGCCGTATCCGCATTCGTTACAACTACCACACAAACTAGGCTTTTGCCTAAAGTTGTAGACCAAGTCTTAAATGGAAATGTTCTTACAATGAGATTGTTAAGTCAATCTGTACCTTGGAGGACTGGAACACAAATCAATATTCCTGTAAATCTTTCAGATATTACTGCTGTTGGTTCATACTTTGGTTTTGATGCTTTATCAACTACCCAAGAGAACATAAGACAGAGAGCTGTATTTGACCCTAGTCAATATTATGTTTCAATTCCTATTTCAGGGATTCAAACTGCTATTAACCAAGGAGATGCCGCAGTTATTGATTTAGTAGCCACCGAGATTAATTGGAGAGCACAAAGACTTAGAGATTCAATGGGTGATGGTGTATATTCAGATGGAACTGGAAATGGAGGAAAAGACATATTGGGACTTAGAGCAGCTATCGATGATACTACTCTTGTTGCCACTTATGGAGGTATTACCAGAGCCACTAGTCCTAGATGGAACGCTACAGTTACTGCACAAGTAGGAGGTTTATCACTTCCTAATCTTGCAGCTGACTTTGATGCAGCACAAAGAGGAGATGATGCTCCAACATTAATGGTAACTACGCCAGCCGTATTTAGCATTTATGAAGCATTATTAACTCCAACTGTTTCTCATCAATTTTCAATGAATGACTATAGAATGGTTAAAAACACAGGTGGTGTTGGAAGCACTATAGTTAGAGTTGGAGGTACAGTAGCCGCAGGTCAAGGATTTAGAGCATTAACATTTAGAGGTATTCCTTTTGTGTCAGACGAGAAATGTACTGCACAAGAGCTTTACACTATAAATGAGAATCATTTGAGGTTCTACACTATCAACAGACCTGGTCAATCAATCAGGAATGGTTTTGCTTGGACAGGCTTTAAAGAGCCAGTCAATCAAGACGCAGTCGTTGGTCAATTATTGTGGGCAGGACAATTAATTTGTGATGCTCCAAGAACAATGGCTCGTAGAACAAGAATAGTAACTTAAAGGTCGTATTATTAGTATTAATTCGTAGAAATTAATATGAACCCAGCAAGATTTTTACCGTCAGCTGCTTACAGAAAAGCAGGAATCATAATAGCTAGCACTACCTTAACTGGTACTGCTCCAGCTACAGCTGCAAACTATACAGCATTCTTTATAGCTCCATACAAGTGTGTGGTTCTAGGAATAGACGCTATTTGGAGTGTAGCTTCAACCACTGGAACTCTTAATGTTGAGAGATTGCAGGGTACAGAAGCACAGGATGCAGGAGATGATTTGCTTTCAGCAACAATTAGCACAGCTGGAGCAGCCGACACGGTAAATGCAGGAACATTAATAGCAGGTGCTAATGCAGCCCCATTGGAATTAGCCGATGGCGATAGATTAGGATTGGTTGATGGAGGAAACTTAGCCAGTTGCGTTAATCTAACCGTAACTGTTACATTAGCTCCAATACCATAAAGGTCGTAATCAATTATTGAGAATCTATGGGTTAGTTTTATGTAGCGATATATAAAACTAGTATCCCCTTAAAGGCTCTCAATCAAAAAAATGAGTTTAACAAGCATACCCGTTATATACGGAATCGTACCTCACGAAACAAGTACTGACCAAAAGCATCAATTAGGTTCTAAGGGAATGACATCTGATGGAAGAACCTACAGATATGCTCAAGCAGGTGCAGCAGATTGTGCCCCAGGATTTGTTCAAATGGCAACAGATGTTGAAGCAAATCACGAAGACAGAGATGTCAATACATTCGCAGTAGGAGATAAAAATATCACTGTAACTATAGGAGCTACAGCTATTACTGCTAATATGTATGAAGAAGGATTTGTGAATATCACTGATGACACTGGACAAGGTATTATGTACAAGATTGCTCATTGTCCAACACACGCTGGTACAGGAAATGTAGTTATTACATTAGCTGAACCAATTAGAGTTGCGGCAATAGCAGGAACTACAGTTACCCTTATCAGAAATAAATACAGAGATATTCTACCAACAGATGGAACAGTAACAGACCTTCCAGTAGGAGTACCAAACGTAACAATCGCAGCAGATTATTACGGTTGGGTACAGACAGGAGGTTACTGTTCAATTCTTGTAGGTGCAGGAGATACTACCCCTGGTGCAGATATCACAATTGACGATACTACAGCAGGTGGTGTTGAAACACGTGCTACAGTTGAAAGAACTATAGGAGTTCAACCAGCAGGAGCAGGAGCAGACATAGGTGAGTACGGTATATTCGAATTAACATTAGACTAACTAAACTGAAAGCAGAGAGAGCAGTCTACTTCGTTCACCCTTCGGGAGACATTAGTCCGTGAACCTCTGCTTTAAAAATTATGGAAGAAAAAAAAGTAAACCCTTTGACTGATGTAACTAAGTTCATCAATCAAGATGACGAACCATTTGATATTTATATCGATGGTAAGTTAGCAAGACATTTAGAAGCGGGTGAAGAACAAGTGCTACCTGTCTTCGTAGCCAGAGTAGGAGCTAAACACTTAGTAGATAGAATTCTACAAAAGAAAGGAGTTAAGGACTCTATGAGACCTTCTCCAGAGAGAGATACTTTATTGGCAAGTATTATTCCAGACATAGCTGAAGAGGTTAAAGTAAAACCTCTATCAGAAGAAGAGTTCAGAAAAAAGATAGATGAGAGATTAGAACAACAGAAAGAAGAGATAGAAGCTCTTAGAGGAGCAAAAGTAGATACTGAAAAAGTGAAGGAATTAGAAAAAGAAATAAAAGAGCTCAAAAAACAATTAAAAAAATAAAAGTCGTTCACTCGCAGAAGTTATCAATTCCAAATAAATATGGCATACGCACAACAAGTTGCCCTTAGGGTTCAAGAGACTAAGGTAAGTGTACCAACAGGTTCTTGGGTTGCATTACAAGGTGCTACACCTCTGACTAATAGATTTGCTGTTAAAGTATTTAATGCAGGAACAGGAGGTGCTACTAGATTAGGTTTATCCTATGACAATACCATTCCTGCAAAAGATGCCAGACATTGGATGGGACCTGGTGGTGCTGTCGTAGAGCCAGTAGGACCAGGATTAACACTGTATGGTCGTGCCAAAGGTGCAGCGGGTGTGAATAGCATTCGTGTCTTTATCACGGAATACGGACACTAATATGGCAGAGTTTGAATTTTTCGCACAAATGAAGAGTGATTTTACTTGGACATCTACGAGTACTTCCACAAGTACTAGTACAAGCACAAGTAGTACGTCAACTTCAACATCTACTTCAACATCTTCTACTAGTACATCCACATCCACATCTACCACAACTTCAACCACATCAACCTCAACATCTACAAGTAGTTCTACATCCAGTACATCTACCTCTACAAGCACAAGCACATCAACCTCAACATCTACTTCTACGAGTTCGACAAGCACTGTAACACAATAAAAAATATGAAAATATGTGTAACAGGAATAGGAATGGTAGGAAGTCAAGTCAAAGCCTGGTTTAAAGACGCTCTGACTTATGATACAAATAAGCAATCAAATACCTGGGAAGAGTGCCTAGAAGCTGATTGCTTTTTTGTATGTCTTCCAACTCCCTGTAAAGAAAACGAAGAATACGATTTATCTATTTTAGAGGAAACGATTGCCAAGATACCAGACGGCAAAATTGTAGTAATTAAATCAACAGTAAATCCAGGCACTACGGACTATTTCCAAGGTAAGTATCCAAGTAAAAAGTTTATCTTTAACCCAGAGTTTCTAACAGAGTTATCTGCAGAGAATGACTTTAGGAATCCAGATATGCAGATATTAGGAATAAGTAAGGAAAGTTATGATTTAGCGACAGAAATAATGTTAATGCTTCCACCAGCACCAGTAATGAGGGTGGTTTCTTTAATAGACGCTGAATGGATTAAGAAAATAAGAAATGCTTTTTATGCTACGAAAATTATTTTCTTTAATCAGATGTATGATATTATCCAAAAATCAGAACCTTCTGATTATGAGACAATAAGAAGCATAGTAATTAAAGACCCAAGAATAGGAAACTCGCATTCCTTTATTTTTCATAAAGGAGGGCGTGGAGGTGGAGGAAAATGTTTACCAAAAGACTTAAAAGCTTTATTGGGTTTTGCTGAAACAAAAAACGTTGACACAGAATTATTGAATACAGTCAATAAACTTAACGAAGAATACCTTAAAAATTATCCTAAAAAATTGTGAGAAAAGTACACGTTAGTGGAAACATTTATAGAAATGGAGAAATTAAGATTTATGGTAACCCTAATAACATTGTAGCTAAAGATATTATTACTATTAACGCTTTCTGTGTATTAGGAACATTAAAAGGTACTAAAATAATTATTGGGAAGA